CCGGAGGACAGCGCGTTGGCGTAGATCCGGACCCGCAGCCCGGCCAGCTGGCTGTAGCTGACCCCGGTGAACACCGCGGTGTCCAGGTTGGCGGGGGAGGTGGAGGCGTTGCCGGTCTGATTAGGCCCGATCTGCGTATTGGCCACGCCGTCCCACAGCTGGAATGTCGTCCCGGCCATCCCCGCCCCGGACGCCCACTCGCTGATGACCACGGTGACGCTGGTGATCGCCGAGTTGGCCGGTATCTGCGGGAACGGGCCGAAATCGTACGCTTCCAGCGCAGGCGAGATCTCCGACAGCACGGCCGAAGCGGCGAGGCTGCCGGTACCGGACAGGACCACTGCCGCCGATAGCCCGCCCAGCGCCGTCAGCGACCCGGTGCCGGCGAGCGTAGCGGGCGCGCTCTGGCTGGATGAAGCGGCGATTGAGCCGGTACCGGCCAGTGCCGCAATCACGCTGAGCGTGGATGAAGCGGCGATTGAGCCGGTACCGGCCAGCGTCGCTGCCGCCTGCTGCGTGGATGGAGCCGCGATGGAGCCGGTGCCGGCCAGGGTGGTCGCCGCCGCGTAGACGGTGGGAATGACCGGGCCGAGCGGGCCGGTGTTGGAGATGCCGAGGTCGTCCATCCAGTACGGGCCGGCGCTGAGCGCGCTGTTGGTCTGCCCGAACACGTAGCTGGTCAGCGGCCCGGCGGTGTTCAGCCCGGATGCGGTGATGGTCTGTGCCGGGGTGATCGAGTCCATGTTCGTGTAGAGGGACATGGAGATGACCCCGTGCACCGCATCGCCGGTGAAGTACCCCTCTATACGGACCCACTGGCCGGTGGGTATGTCGCTGCTGAAGTTGTTGCTCTGCGCGAACGCGGAATTGCGGAACCACGGTTTTCCGTTGCCGTCAATCCAGATGTCCGCGGCGTGCGTGGCCCCGGAATTCACCCGGATTACGGCGTAGCCAGTGGAGATGTAGCCGTTGAAGTACAGATAGGCGCGGTAATAGATGGTGGTCTGCGTGCCTGCCGACGTTGACCACTCAACGACCGAGGTGGCCGACGTGCTGGTGGTGGCGAACTCGTAAGCCAGCGAACCGTGCGCGGCGACCGTGTTATCGAACGTCAGGCTGGTTCCGGTACCGAGGCTCACGACGTCGAATGCGTTCCCCGATCCTGCGCCGGAGTTGCCGGTGGTGACGGTGGTCCCGCTGCTGCCGCCCTCGGCATTGTTAGTCTCAATGACGCCGGTTAGCGGGATGACGGGCGGCAGCTGGGCGACAAACGGCGGGTTCCCCGGATCAGCCGGGCCGCCGGGGAACCAGCCGGGCGGGTAGACGGCCATCGGCGGCGGCTGGGCGGGCTGGGAGATGGACGGCCCGAGCGGCCCGAGCGAGGACAGGCCAACGTCATCGAGCAGGATCGCCGACGTCATGGCGGCCGAGGCGGAGTCACCGAAGCTGTAGGCGGTGGTGCCGGACAGCGTGCCGGTGTTCAGCGACGCCGCCGACGTGTGCGTCTCATCGGGGACCAGCTCATCCATGCTGGTGCTGAACAGGGACGCGCTGACCTGCCCCACCGTGGCCGAGGCGATGACGAAACCCTCTACCCGGAACCAGCTGTTCACAGGGCACGCCGCGGTGAAGACGACGTAGCTGGTGCCGGAGCTTGAGTACGTAATCTGAAGTTTGCCGCTGGTGTTCAGCTGCGCCGACATGACCGATCCGCCGCCCGTGGTCATGTTGAACAGGCGGGTGGTCGCGGCCGGGGACGCGGTGATGTAGGCGTAAAACCGGAAATAGGTGGTGGCCTGCGCGCCGTACCCGGACGCCCCCGCTGACGTCCATTGCACGTAGGAGGTGGCGGCAACGTTGCTGTTGCTGGCGCTCATGCACAGGTATCCGTGCGCTGCCCCGGCCGCGCTGACCGGCGTCGTGGTGGTGGTGCCGACCACATCGAACGCGGTGCCGGACAGCCCCCCGGAGTTGCCCGCGGTGAGCGTCGTGCCGACCGGGGTGATGCCCTCAAAGCTGTTGGTGACGGTGGGCATCCGGGCCCCTAACCAGCGATTAGTTCAGTGTTCCCCGCCCGGGTCATCCGAGCAGTTCGCAGGTCATTTCGTCGCACGTCAGCGTGGCCAGCGCGGTGGTCACGTTGGGCGAGATACCTACCGAGACCATCTGGCCCAGCGCGGTGTTGCCGCCGCCGGACACCTGCGTCGCGGTTCGCAGCGCCGCCGTGATCGGCAGGACCTGCGGGGCGCTGTAGGCGGAGATGGACGAAGGCGGGAAATACTTGCCATTACCGAAATACGTCGCGGTGCCCGCGGTGGCGGTGGAGACGGTCCGGACCTGGCCCTCCCACTCCATCGCCCATGGCCAGGACGCTGAGCTGGTGTTCACGACCGTCAGCGCGGCGGTGATGGCCAGCGCCAGCGAGCTGCCGGACAGCGCTGACCCGGCGTTGGTGAGGTAGAACCCCCAGGTGGGGGTCGCGGTCGCCGCCGACGTCACGTACGAGCCGTAGGCGCGCAGCCGGATGCGGGTGCCGAGGTTCAGCTGCCCCGGCCAGATGATGGTTTCCTGCGGGGTGTAGTCGGTCAGGGCACCAGCGACCGCTGTCGCGTTGGAGGCGATGCCCAGCGGCGGGACCGGCGCCGACCAGCTGGTGGCGGGCATGTCAGAACCCCCCGGCGGTGATCGCCGCCGCGGCCACGCTGAACGTGTTACCGCCCGCCACTGCGATCGGCTGGCCGCCCCAGTTCCCGTACCAGACCCGGATAGGCGCGGCGTCGGTCAGTTCCAGCGACACGATGGACCAGGCAGAGCCGCCGTTTGTCCAGGTGAACGGGGACGTGCCGGCCGGCAGGGTGACCGAGGACCCGGATGAGCTGGTGGAGGAGGCGGTGGTGGAGGAGATCCCGCCCGCGGTGTACCCGGAGCCGGACAGCTCGGTGCCGGAGGACGATCCGGTGGATGCGGTGGAGGTAAGCTTCAGCTTCATCGCGCCCGTGTTCAGCGCGGTCAGCTGAGTGCCGGGAATCCCGCCTGTGCCGACAGGCAGGTTCGCGTTCAGCATCAGCGAGGCGCGGGTGGCGTCGACCGCGGTCTGTGCCATCAGGTACTCACAGCGGTGATGACGGTGGCGCCGGGCATGACGGTGATAGTGACGGGCCGGCAGACCGTGCAGCCGGCGGCGCCCGGAGCGCAGTGACCACCCGGGCACGGGCCAGGCGGTTCGCCCTCATACAGCGGGTGCCGGGTGCCGGCCTGCTCACTGCTCCACACCGGGCAGGCATCCGGCACCGCGCAGGCGCCGTGCCCTCGCGGGCAGGAGTTAGCGTGCTCATCGTGGGACTGATCCGGATGGCTGCTGCCGTCACAGCACGGCGAGCCAGGCGGGCAGGTGACGGTGGCGCCGAGGTCGCTCATCGGGCACGCGAGCGCGTGCACACCTGCCGCCGCTGGATTATGGCCGATCGTGGGGCACACGCAATCGACGTACGCGCTGGTGCCGCAGGCTTTACATTCGACGTGAAACACGAAGCCTCCGGGGCTGAAAAATTACCCCGGCTCCTGGCTCCGCACCTGGGAGCGGCCTCTGGCCTCGGCTTCTGGCCTCCAGCCTACGGCACGCCCGGCCAGGGCGCGTGAGCCGTGCTCAGGTCACCGGATACCAGGTGTTGCTGTTCGAGATCCACACGAACGTCATGGCCTGCCCCGCGGCGATGACACAGGCGGTCCCGGTCGAGACGTGCGACGTGGCCAGCGCGGCGAAGGTGATCGACCCGGCGCCCTGGTTGATCAGGGTGAAGGTCGTATTACTCCAGTCGCCGCCGTCAGCCCCGCCCGTGCCGGGGTCGTTCGTGCCCAGGATCAGGCCGGTGATGTTGCCGCTGGGCGCCGCGGTGGCCATGGCGTTGTACCGGGTCGTAATGAACGCGCCGTTGCTGATCACCCCGTTGGCGTAGGCGACCTGCCCGGCCCCCACGACCCGCATCAGGTCAGGGTCACCGAGGACGATGCCGTCGAACTGGAAGCTGCCGTCCCAGTTGACCGCGCTGGCGAACTCACTGGCCGCCGAGAAGTCGATGATCCCTGTGCAGTCGCGGATCTGGTTGCTGCCCGTCGTGCCGAAGTTGATCGTGATCGGCTGAGTGCCGCTGACGGCGTTGCACTCCATGCCGATCTGAAGAACGCTTGCCCCGATCCGGCTGAACGGCCCCTGCACCGTCCCGGAGCCGGTCCCGGTCGAGTTGACCGCCGAGCCACCGGAGGTCGCCGACAGCTCGAACGTCCCGCCGGAAGCACTGACGACGTAGTAGCCCTGCGCGGTGAACCCGCCCGGCAGGGAACCACCGGACAGGGTGACGTACGTGCCGTTGGCGTAGTAGCTGCCCGACGCGGTGAACACACACGGGCTCGCGTGGGTGGCGGTGAACGAGTAGCCGGCCTGCCCGGTGATGTTCAGCGCGTAATGCTGCGCTGACCCATAGTCCATGTTCCCGGTGATGGTCAGCCGGGAGTCGTAAACGTTGGCACCGTTCAGCAGGGTCACCCCGTCGCCGACGCCCTTGCAGTCCAGCACGGTATCGAGCAGTGCGCCTTTGAAGCTGCCGGTCGCGTTCCCGCCCACGTTCGCCGAGTTGTCGAAGACGACGTTCTGCGTGTTCTCCTCGGCCCAGATGTGACCGGACATCTCCTCGGCGTACCAGTACTGATTGTCGAACCAGATGCCCTTGCTGCCGGTGCCCTGGAAGTTCCGCACCGCGACATCCCATTGCAGCTGGTAGATGTCCCCGGCGTGGACGCCGCACGCCCCGGCGCTGGCGCTGGTCCCGTCGATGATGGGGCGGCCGATGATCCCGCCGCCCCAGCCGCTGGTGTACGAGGCCGTGGAGTACATGCGGAAACAGGGCCCGGTGCCGGTGTAATTGATGATCACCCCGGGCGCGCACACGATGAGCGTGCCAGCCGTGGTGCTGGTCACTGTGCTGGCGATCTTGTACGTGCCGGGCGGCACGTAGACGGGGCCGCCCGCGCCTGCGGTCACGGCGGCCTGGAACGCCGCGGCGGAGTCGTTTACCCCGGTTGTGTCGGCGCCGCCGGAGAATGTGGTGTTCAGGACGCTGGCGCTCGCGCCCATGCCGCTGGCTGCGTCAGTAAGACCGTTGACGTCATCCGGCGGATCGCCCGAGCCGACTGCACGGGTATCCGGGGGCAGGGTGAACTGCTTCAGGCTCACAGGGGCCTTCCAGGGGCCGGGCGGAACTGCCCCGGCTCCTGGCTCCGCACCTGGGAGCGGCCTCTGGCCTCGGCTTCTGGCCTCAGTTTAGCTGACGGGCAGTTTCTGCCACACGCCCCGGCGGGCCTCCCAGTCGTCCTCGATCAGGTACCACGAAGACGGCGGCCGGGCTTCCAGGTTCGCGCACATCACCACTGTGCCGGGCGCAGTAAGCTCCCACACCCGCGTCTCCAGCGCGGCTTCGGCGGCGGCCTCGCGCAGCGGCCGGTTGAACCATACGATGTCGAACTCGCCGTAGCCGTCCCAGGTGGCGGCGTCGGCTCGCACGGCATTCAGCCCGTTGCCGCAAGCCTGCTCCACGAATTCAGGCACCCGGTCAAACCCCGTGACATCCAGCTGGAAGATCGCCTGCGCGAGCAGCATTTTTGTGCCGATTCCGCAGCCGATCTCCAGGAACCGGGGCCCGTCCGCCTCGGCAGCCGCCAGTGCGGTCAGCGCCACAAATTCCGGAATCGGGAACGGCAGCCACGGGATGTGCCGTTCGTCATTGGCTTCGGGCACCTTCCCCTGCCAGCTGCGCTCCTGCTCGGTGGCGGTGGAAAGCGCGAGAGCGATCTGCGCCTGCCGGTAGCTCCTCATGCGTGCCCCCGCGCTGCCGCCGCCTGCTGGCGCTTCAGTGCCTCAGCCAGCACCGGGTCACGGGCCGCCTCATCGTCCAGCCAGTCCGCGGGGTCGCGGGGCGTTCGCTGCGGCAGTGGCTCGCCCGGCTCGGCGTCCTGCCAGTCGATGTCCTCCCCGCCGCGGGTCTCTGGTGGTTCCGGCTGCTCGGGCTGCGCCATGACCGTCTCCTATCGCCGTCGTTGCCAGCAACAGAGTAGCGGGGCGTCCTCAGCGCAGCCAGGCTGGATGGGCCAGCGACCAGTTCACCGTCCGCTCCAGTGATTCGCTGAAGTCGACCGGCGGCTTCCACCCGGCGGCGGCCAGCTTGCGCGGGTCCAGGCCGTAGTGCGCGTCGTGACCGGGCCGGGCGGAGTGGAAGTCGGCCAGCTCGTACAGCAGCGGCTGGCTCATGATGGTGGCGACCCGCTGGGCCAGGTCCAGATTGGATACCTGCTCAGACCCGGCCACATTCCAGCGATCCGGCCTGTCCGCATCCGGGTACATCGCCGGGTTGCCGCGGTCCAGCAGGAACGTCCACGCCGAAGCGGCGTTGCGGGCATGCAGGTAGTGCCGGGTGCCGATGTGCTCCGGCGTGCCGTGAATGGTCACCGGCTCGCGCGCCGCCACCTGCCGGATCACCATCGGCAGGAACTTCTCCGCGTCCTGGCGCTCGCCGATGATGTTCATCGTGTTGGTCAGCACCACCGGCACGCCGTAGGTCCGCCAGTAGGAGATGGCGATGGCCTCCTGGGCGGCCTTGGAGGCGGCGTACGGGTTGGACGGCAGGATGGTGGACCACTCCGGGCAGGCATAGCCGCCGCGGACCGGGCCGTACACCTCATCGGTGGACACCACGATCACCATGGCTGGCTCCAGCTCGCGGGCCAGCTCCAGGGTGTTGCAGATGACGTCGGTGTTGTTGCGGATGAACGGCACCGGATCGGAGATCGACCGGTCCACGTGGGACTCGGACGCCATCGCCATGATGTAGTCCACCGCGCCGATCGAGATGGTGGCCTGGTCGCTGAACGGCGCGGACAGGTCATGGGTGAACACGGTGGTGCGGGCACGCCAGTCCGGGTGCCCGGTCAGCACCTGGGCGATCCGGTCAGTCTTGCCACGGTGCCGGAAGCTGTCGGTGGCCACGACGTCCCAGCCGGTGGTGGCCAGCACGTGCTCCAGCAGGTGATGCGCCACAAAGCCGCCCGCGCCGGTTATGAGTATGCGCGCCATGAGAAAACTCCCCCGCCCGGGAAAGACGGGGCAGCTCCCGCACCGCGGCGGCAGGGCCGTGCCTTGCGGTCACCCTACGCCCGCCTGCCGCGCTCAGCAGGTGCCCGGGAAATAACCCCGGGCTGTCCCTTGGTTGCAGTATCATAGAGTCTTAACGAGGGAGGCATCATGGAGTGGATCACCCCGAAGCTCGCATCCTGGGCATCGATCCTGGACCAGCCGACGCGCCAGCAGGCGATCATGACATCGGCTATGCCGTTCATTCACCCGTACCTGGCGGTGATGCCGGACGGCCACCTCGGCAAAGGTTCGACAGTAGGTTCGGTTATCCCCACGCTGGGTGCGATAATGCCCGCCGCGGTCGGGGCTGACATCGGCTGCGGGATGGCTGCCTGGCGCACCAGCGTGCCCCGCAGTGCACTGGGCAGTGAAAATCTGCCCGCGTTGCGCCAGGCGATCGAGCGCGCGGTGCCGCTGTCGCCGGGCAATTACAACCATCACTGGCGGGACACCTTGTACGGCACCCAGGCGCGGATCGCCGAGCTGGAAAACCTGGACGGCTGCGACTCCGCCGAGGCCATCGCGCCCAGCTGGCGGTTTCAGCTGGGCAGCCTGGGCGGCGGTAACCACTTCATTGAGATCACCGCCGATGAGGACGGCTGGATCTGGCTGTTCCTGCACTCCGGCAGCCGCGGCGTCGGCAAAAGGCTGGCTTCCCGGCACATCAAGCTGGCCCAGCTGGCCTGCAAGACCAGCGGCGTGAAGCTGCCGCACCCGGACCTGGCATACCTGACCGAGGGCACGAAGGAATTCAACGCCTACATCCGGGACCTGCGCTGGGCACAGCGTTTTGCCTGGCTGAACCGGGACGAGATGATGGAGCGGGTGCACGCCTGCTTCAGCTACTGGCTGGCCACTGGCTTCAGCGTGACCGGGAAGGTAAACACGCACCACAACTACACCGAGCGGGAGATCTACGGCGATGAACTGGTATGGCTGTCCCGCAAGGGCGCGATCGACGCCCACAAGGGCGTGCCGGGGCTGATCCCCGGGTCGATGGCCGCGGCGTCCTACGTGGTGACCGGCAAGGGGAACGAGCTGGCGCTCAACTCCAGCCCGCACGGTGCCGGCCGCCAGTACAGCCGCAGCGCGGCTAAGGCGCACTTCACCGAGGCCGACCTCCAGAAGTCGATGAAGGGGATCGAGTGGGATGCCGCCTCCGGCCGCACGTTCCTGGATGAGATCCCCGGCGCATACAAGGACATCGGCGTCGTGATGGCAGACTCCGCGGATCTGGTGGATATCCGGCACGAGCTGCACCAGCTCGTCAACGTGAAAGGGACGTGACCATGGCGGACCTCTACACCGGGGTCTGCCCTGCCTGCGGGCAGCTCCGGGCCCTGAAAAACAACGGGAAGCTCCGGCATCATCGGGGGGCGCCCGGGTCCGCGCCGCGAGGTTCCGGCACCCCGGCCCTGGCCAGCAGCACCCGGGCCTACCGGTGCCCAGGGTCTGACCGGCTTCCGGTAGTGCTGCATCAGCTCGTCAACGTGAAGGGGACGTGATCATGGGCAGCCAGCTGCACATTACCCACCGGGCCGCGTATCTGGCGGGCTGGAAAAGCGGCGAGAACGACGCGCTGGCCAGCCGGGACTACCAGCCGCGCGACGGCGCCACCGGCACCGAAGGTAATCAGCTGGCTTACGGCCTGGGGTACTGCGACGGCTGGGCGAACGCGATGGAAGACGGGCCGGTCAGTCCTGGCCGGTGATGTCCTCAGCTTCCAGCGAGATCAGCTCCGCTGCCGCGGCCGGGGAGAACGCCACCCCGGGATGAGCCGGGTCAGTCACCACGATCCCGCTGGCGGCATCGGCCTTCGCGGCGGTGAGCATGGCGATGAACTCCAGCAGTTCCTGCACCTGAGCCTCATCCAGCTCCTCGGCCGGGCCGCCGTCGACCAGCCGCAGCGGCTCGTGCTCCCCCACCGCGGGCATCGCGTCCATCACCGCGGCCAGCGCGTCGATTTCGCCGCCGTCCAGCTCCGTCCAGATGGCCACGGACACCTTGAACCAGGGCATACACGGTCCCTTCGGGTCGTTTACAGTAGTCTAGCGCCGCCCGTGCCGGCGCCTGCGCCAGGGAGGGGGCCAGCCCGCGCAGAACTCCAGAAGTGAACGGATCAGCCCGTTCCGCCGTATCCATTGCCGGTCCAGCTTTTCAGCCAGCGCGGCCTGCCAGCCAGGTTCTGGGGGCTGCTTCACCTGATCACCCTACGGAAGAGGGAAGATGAGCACCACGCATGTCAGCACCGGAGAGACCGAATTCACTGGCTGGTTCAAATCCAGCAAGAGCAATCCAGGCGGCAACTGCGTCAAGGTCAGCCACGGCATCCAGCGCTGGCGCAAGACCCATCGGTGCAATCACGGGGAGTGCGTCAAGGTCGGCCAGGGCCGCCGGGTGATCGGCATCGGCGACACCACACAGGACCACCGCCCCGCCGCGCAGCAGGAGGTGCTGACGGTCACCCCGGCCGCCTACGCCGCCTTCATCGCGGACGTCAAGGCCGGCCGCTGCCCCAGTTAGCCGGTGACGCAGTGGGCCAGTGCCTACGCCCGCGCGGGAAACATGCCGGCGTAGGCACTGGCCCAGCTGCTCCAGCTGCCCTCGATCGTGTGTGCCCTCGCCACCTCACGCGCGCTGGCGCTCATCTTCTCCCGCAGCCCCGCGTCGGTGGCCAGCTCGCTCATCCGCTTCAGCCAGTCGTGCTCGTACCGGATCAGGAAACCGTTCACGCCATCGGTGATGTAGTCCCGGTACGGTTCCACATCTGAGGCGATCACCGGGATGCCCAGGGCGTTGTACTCCAGGCACTTGATCATGGACTTGGACCGGTTGAAATCATTGTCGGCCAGCGGCGCCAGCCCGATGTCGAAGTCCATCGTGGCGTAGTAGCCGCGGGGGTCGTCGTTCACCCGCACCCAGGTGCTGAAATCCGCCCGCGCCTTCGGCAGCCTGAAGGTGGGCCGGTAGTCGGTGCCGCACAATCGCAGGTCCCAGGCGGGGAACCGCTTCAGGAACCGCCTGACGGGCTGCACGATAATGCCCACATCCACGCCGTGGCTGGCGCCGCCCTGCCAGCCGATCGCCGGCCGGGCGCGTGCCGCACGCGGGCCCTGCGTCACCCAGGAAGGCACGCAGTTGGGCAGCACGGCCACATTGGCGTTGCCGGTGTGCCCGGTCATCACCTGGGCCAGGTGCGGGGTGCTCACGGTGATCAGGTCGGCCACCTGCGCGCCGTGCGTGATCGCGTCCCGGATCGTCTCATCCCGGAAATGGGTGTACGCCTGCCAGTTCTCCGGGTTGATGGTCCACACGTCGTCATCGGTCTCATACACCAGCCGGGAGAACGGGGTCCGCGCGCCGCGCCAGACCTGGAGCCCGTCATGCTTGGACAATCGCTGCCCGACGATGATGTCGTAGCCCTCCAGGTGCCGCGCGGTGACCGTGTGCGGGCCATTGGAGTCCCCGGCGTCGGCGAAGGTGACCTCGAACCCGGGGTGCCTGGCCAGCTCCTGCAAGGGCATAGTCATGCGATACCAAGCGCATCCTGAGCCGCCGTCGTGGGCGGCGAAAATCTTCAGCGGCTTCACTTGTGCTCCAGCCCGATACTGCCGTTAGTGGCCTGGATCAGCGCGCGGATCTGCGCAGGGTCCGGCTGCGGCCCGGGGTCCAGCCCGGCGGCGGCGCAGATGCCCGCGTACGTGCCGTCCAGCAGCAGGTCGGTGGGGACCTCCTCCCAGCTGGTCACCCCGGCCAGCCGGGACAGGATCACGATCCGGGTGGTCAGCCAGTCGCAGTGCATCGACCAGCGCAGCGACCTGTCCAGCGCGGCGCTGCGGGCACTGGACAGGTCGCCCCACAGATCCCGGGCCTCATCCTGGCAGGCGTCCAGCAGATCATCCGGCATGCAGTCGGCACTGACCCGCGCTGAGGTCTCCCATGGCTTGCTCACGTACGGCCACCAGGGCCGCGCTGAGGGAATTGCGCGGGCGGCAGGGCACCCCGGGCCACCACCAGGCCGCTTTTGCTCATGCTGGCGCACAGGCCGTTCAGCAGGTCGAGCCAGCCTTTCAGCTCCACCGCGCTTGCCATCGTGGTGAAGGTGGTGCTCGCGGTCCGGAACGTCAGCAGGGCCAGCTGGCCGTCCGGGGACTCGACGGTCCCGATCGACAGCGTGCTCTCGACCTTGGCCAGCAGCGAATTGCCGGTGTCCACCAGCTGGGCTTCCCGCGGCGCGCTCACGGGGCGTCTTTCCCGTCCGCGAGAGCCTGCCGGACCAGGCAGTCTTTCGCCTCCAGCAGCTTGCGCAGGCCAGCCGTCAGCTCCGGCCCGTCGCCCAGCTGGCCGAGCAGTTCCCCGGCAAAAACCGTGAAGCGCTCGCTGACCTCGCGCGGCACGCCCGCCGGCAGGTGACGGTAGCTGAACCACTGCATGATCTGCTGCGTGGCCGGGTGCCTGGCCGCGCTCACGAGCTGATCTTCCCGTGGTCTTTGCGGCCCGCCGCAATGGTGGCCGCGGCGCCGGCGACCGCCCGCTGGGACTCGCTCTCCCCCAGCCCGGCCGTCACCGCGGCGGCGATCAGCGGGCCCGGTTCCAGGCCCTGCTCAGCGGCCCGGCAGCCGGCCCAGAACAGGCTCTTGTGCCGGTCGCCCACCTCACGGCCGGCCATCCAGTCCGCGAGGGCGGTGATTCCCTGGTTTTGCTCAGCGCTCATGACACATCCCGGCAGACGTGCCCGCGCTGCCGGCCACGTGCCCGGCCCTGCTACCTGCCGCGGCCAGGATACCGCCGCGGCGGTCGCTCAGCGGGTGCGGTTACCAGTAATGCCGGCGGGTGCCGGCCTGATGCCCGATCGCGCCGAGCAGCAGCAGGATGAGGCCCACCACCAGGACGACCACGCCGATCAGCCACAGGACGGCGATCTTGAGCAGGAACCCCGCGACCAGCAGGATGACACCGAGAATGATCATGTGCCTATTGTCCCTCCGTTACCTTTGCCGCCGCGGCTTTCGCGTCCCGGGCGGCCTGCTGCTGCATACCGGTCCGGTGCTCGACGTCCAGCCGGGCGCCGAACCGGGTCAGCCCCACCGGGTTGGCGGAGACCAGCAGCGTATTATTTTGCGCCTTGAAGCCGGGTGCGGGCGTGTCCCGCGCCGCGTTCAGGCCGGTGCCGGCCGCCAGCTTGATGCCGGTGCCCTCACCGCTGCCTGACCAGTTGGCGGACCCCTCAAACCACAGCCCCTGCGCGATCAGCACGCCGCCCTTGGTGTGGCTGATCTGGTGGGTGGCCGAGGTGGTGATCACGAAGCTGTTGTAGAAGTCCGGGTTGTCTTTCAGGTCGCTGGCCAGGATGGCCCGCTCGGCCGGGCCGCCCGCCTGGGACTTGTCCAGCGTGCCCTGCACCGCGACGTTCGGGCTGGCCATCAGCGCCAGGATGGCGCCGTTAAGTTCCGCATCGTCGTAGCCGAACATGTTGAACTTCAGGCCCATGGTCTCGCGGGTCAGCAGCCAGAGCAGAATTCCGTGCACGTCGTCGCGGCCCACGAAAAACAGGTAGTGATCCCCGTACCCAGGAGTCAGGTACCCCTCCGGGGTGTACGTGCCAAGCGCGACCAGGCGGTTGTCGTCCACAGCCAGCCTTCCGTGGCTGCATGCGCCGGGAGGCGGCTACCGGAGCGTTATCCGCTCGCACGCTGAGTCAGGCCAGTCTACGGCTCATCCTGCTCAGGACTGCTAGCCTGCTCCGGCGGGCTCGTCTTCGCCTGCCGGCGCCGGGTCCGGCGGGTTCGGCAGAATAATAGGCCCGGGGATATCCAGCTCGGGCAGGTCCTCGTAGTCGTACCGGCCTGCCCGCACCGCGGCGATGAACTCGCGCCACTCATGCCGCGGCAGCCAGATGCACAGGTCACCAGGCTCATAGGGCCGCCCCACGGTGTGCCAGACGCGGACCCCGCCACCGGGGAAGACGCCAGCGGTGAGATAACCGGGCATCAGCGCTCATTTCGGTGAGAAGGAACAGGCCCGCTGGCCAGTGCCGGCAAGCAGATCCGTTACAGCAGGCCGCTGACCTCGTATGAACAGTGGTTTTGTAACAGATTTGATTGTCCCGGCCTGTACCAGCGAGCCCGTTCTTTACTCCACCGATGCCCCCCGCCTGTACCTCCAGACGCGGGCAGACCGAGACTACCCCGCGGCAGGCGGTAAGGAAATACCGGCCGCCTGACGCCGGCCCGGCGGGAACCGCAGCAGACCCCGGCTGGCCATCTCGTTTCGCGCCGCCGCCCACAGCGCCCGGAACGTGGCCCGGTAGACGTGCACCTGCGACTCGATGGCCAGCACGGTGCCCTCGTACAGCGGCTCAGTCAGCACCGCATCCGCCGAAGGCAGCCCGTGCAGGCCGGGGAAGGCGGCGTAGGTGAACGCACCTGCCCAGGACGGGGCTTCTGCGTCCCAGGGCAGAATCCGGATCGCCACGTTCGGCAGCTTGCTGAACGCGCGCAGCTGCTCCCACTGGGCGCCCATCACCTCCGGCGTCCCGCAGCGCTGATGCAGCGCGGCCTCGCCGATCAGCGCCTGCACCTCCAGCGGCGGGTCCCCGGACAGCCGGGCCTGCTGAGCGAGGATCGAGCTGATGCGCCGGGTGATGACGTCGTGCGGGGCGCGGGTGATGTCCTGAGCGGCCTGCTGCGCGGCCCAGGCGAAGTCCGTGGTTTGCAGCACCCACGGCACCAGCTGCGGTCCCCAGGTCATCAGCTGGGACGCGGCACCGAGCATGCCTTCGCGGTTCCTGGCCTCCCCCGAGGGCATCACCAGCCGGGCCGCCCGGGACAGCAGCTCCTCGCGGCGGAAATCGGTGACGCCGTACAGGTCCAGCAGCCTGCGAATCTGATCCAGCTCCAGCGGGGACCGGCCATTCTCCACCCGGGAAACCTTGGACTCCGACCACTTCATGTGCCGCTGCATCGCGCTGACGGGGACATTCGCCGACCGGCGCAGCTGGCGCAGATCGCGGCCGATCGTGCGGTCCAGGACGGGCTCGGTGAATCTCGGGGGCACCGGCAGCTCCTGCATATTGCGGTAACAACTGGCTGAGAATAACACGGGCAATTGCCAGCGCACAATCCCGGGCAAGCTCAGCGGAAGACGGATGGCCACACGTCGGAAGTCTCCGCGTCCACGTTCACGTACCGGATGCCCGCGTGCAGCCAGCGCTCCACCAGCTCCCAGTCCTCGTACTGGCTGGCCGGCCCCCAGGTACCGTGCTCCAGCACCCAGCGGTGGTGCATCAGCATCGGCGTGCCGACGTTCCCGCAGCCAAGCGCGCCCCAGCCGACCACGGCCGGGCCGGACGGGCCGTGGCTCATCATCCGGGAGACCGCGAACCCGGCTTCGGGGCTGTTGTTCAGCGCGCGGGCCATCTCGCTGACGTGGGATTTGCGCAGCGCGTCGTCATCATCGCAGTAGGTGATCAGGTCGGCGCTGGCGTACTCAATCCCGGCCAGCCGGGCCAGGTGCCCATAGTGCTTATCCGGGCTGTGGGAGGCCAGCTCGTAGTACAGCAGGTTCCGGCGCCCGTCCGGCCCGTTCGGCCCCAGCCGGTAGGCCAGCTGCGGGTCCGGGCCGTCGCTGACGATGATGTGCTCGGTACCTTTGAACTCCTGGGCCAGCACCGAAGGGACGCAGCGGCTCATCAGCATCTCGTGCCGCCCCCAGGTGGGGGTGATCACCGAGACGGCCGGCGGGCGGTCCGCGGGAATGCCCGCGGCGGAATCTGGGGTGGGTCCGGGCAGCATCATGGCGAGCCGGGACTGACCGTGCCGATCAGAAACACGATTTTTCTCCTCAGCTAGTCATCCGCTCCACCAGAAGTCCCGCTGGAGCATTCGTTCCGCAGCCGGGCCCGCGAACAGCATGATGGTGGGCCAGCCGGGCCGCATGTCGGCGGCTTTCGGGTGACCGAGCCCGATCCAGCGCTCAGCGCCCCAGCGAGTCAGCGCGCTGGGCACGGGCAAGCTGATCAGATACGCCGCGGTTGCCCACCAGAAGTTCCCGCCGAAAAATGGGGTCTGGCTGCCGCCGTTCGCCTGGGTGGCAATCAGCATGTTCGGATAGACCACAGGGTCCAGCCAGTGCGCGCCCGCGACGTCATACCCCGCGGACAGCTGAGCGATGCACTCCCGCCATCGGGTGATCACGTCGATCGTCATCGACTCCCGCCACGCCTCCTGTACCGGGGACAAATTTGCCGAGCCCTTGGCGTGCGCGTACAGCACCATTCCATCCGGGTTCACTAGCGCCCAATCCCGGGCCAGCCGCAACGTCGGCTGCTCGAACTCACCATCAAGCAGCTTTACGCGAGCCAGCGGCCACTGCTCAGCTAGCCAGTCCCGGGCCAGTGCGGATCGCCCGGGTGTTCCGGTGACCCCTACGGTGACTGCGCCGGGCAAAGCCGCCTCGTGGCAAGCGGCAATATGCTGCCGGGCCGCGGGTTTCCACAAAGTGTCGGCGCCTAGATGATAGAACTGCCGGATTCTGGTCATCGCAGTTCAGCCAGCCAGCAATAACGCGGCAGCGGCAAAATCTGCCCGGCGGCTGCCGGCTGACGGGGAGTGTGGAAATTATCCGCGGCATCGCGCTGGTAGTACAGCATTTCCGCGTCGATGAATACCTCTGTCTGGATACAGCCGAGCGCCCGCAGGTCTTCTGCCCATTCAGCATCGCAGTATGGCCCGCGGAACCGGGCTCGCTGCGCTAGCTCCCGGCGAACCGGATTGAAGTACATAATGTCGCGCCGCAATTCCGCAGCGCCGTCAGACCAGCCGCCGCACGTCAGCGAGTGAATGACGGGCTGCTGGCGTACCCCCGCTTCGGTGTACCGGACCCGGAAGCCCACCTGATCCGGACCGCTGTCCATCGCCGCATACACCCGCGGCAGAAAATCCGGGCACACGCCGTCATCATCAGATAGCACGGAAACGTACACTCCCGTCGCCGCGTCCATCAGCGCTTGCAGCTTGCCCGCGTAACTCGTCTCCAGGTTGTCCCGGTAAACCACCACCTGTACGCCCAGCTGCATCTGCGCATCCAGCTGGCGCAGCAGGCCAGACAATTTGGCGTGCCGGTGCGGGATGGTCGGAATCAGGATCTGCCAGCGCGGTGGCATGATCAGCCCACCGGGGCAAACGCGGCGCGGATAATGTCTGCGCAGGCTGTCAGTTCCGCCTGGTGTCCCGGCTCGTAGAAGCCGTACGCCTGATCTGGCTTCACCGGGGCATCGTGGCGGGCAAAACACCCCGTCACTGTAAATATCGTCCCGGTGGCGCGGCCGACGTCCTGCCAGAACGTGTCGACGTGCGGATTAGCGCTGCTGAACCGGCCGAGCGCCGTAACGGCCTCCCGGCGAATTGCCGGGAAACAGCACAACGGGGACTGAGTGGACGGCACGTCCGCGACCAGGACGCCTGCCGGCACCGTCTCGATCAGGACATCCCAGCCGGCCGTCATCATGGTCGCGTCGTCATTCCAGATCAGCAGCCAGTCACCCGTTGCGAGAGCCGCAAGCTGCTGATAGTACAGGTGCAGCCCCGCATAACCCGCACGCTGGCACACCTGTACACGGGCGCCTAGCTGCCGGGCAGCGCGGACGGTCGCCGGATCGTCATCGTCGGCGGCGACCAGTATTTCCGGTGCCTGGACCGCGGTGTCCTTCAGCGAACCGGCAGAGCGCGCCAGCAGCTCTGCCCGTCCCCGGGACGGCAACAGCACCGAAATCATGGCCGCCGCCGGATAATGACCAGGCCCTCGTAGGTGTACGTCACCCGGTCAGCTCCCTCGCGCAGCGCGGAAATCAGTGCGGGCACGTAGTCCACCAGGCGGTCACCCGGATCGGCTACGCCTACTTCAGGCGACACCCACGGATCGGCCCAGTCCTCTACCACGTAGAAGCCGCCCGGCCGGATCAGCGGCCACAGCAGCGCGAATGTCGCCGCGGTCAGGTGCCCAATATGGCTGGCGTCATCCACGATAAGGTCACAGCCTTGTGGTGCCTCAGCGGCAACTAGCCGCCCAAGCTGCGGATGGTCCTGGTTCGCGACAATCCGGTGAGTACCGTCCGGCCACCGGCTGGCCGGGTCGTTGTCGACGCCGATTACCCTGCCGTCCGGGAATAGCTCCTGCCACATGTCCAGTGAGCCGCCTTGCAGCACCCCCACCTCACACACAGTGGCCGCCGGGCCGAGCTGGGCAGCCAGCATCCGGTAGTCCGGCAGATAACCGTGCGGGACGTCCTTGTCGGTATTGAACTGGGTCATGGCGATTCAGGCGGTCGCTGTATGCAGCGTCGTCACGGTGGCGCAGCCTGACGGGCCGTCGCTGGTAGCCCGCACGTACTGCGCAGGCTGGTTAGCAACCATAACCAGCACGATGTAAGTCCCTGCCGGCTGGCTAGACGGCACCTGATAAATGGGCATACCGGCGGGCGTGTTCATGCTGTACCAATTGACGCCATCAAGTGAGCCTTCCAGCCAGACTTGCGGCGTGTCATTAGCCGTCGTCAGATCAAGCACGACCTCGATACCGTGAGACGATCGCACATTTCCCAGATCAATTGCTGAGCCGTCTGACGGGACGCTAGCAGAATTCAGGCTCGCAGCCGGGATTGTCCAGCTCATTGTGACCCCTTCCGGGTATTGAAGTTCACAGCAGCGGCACCGCCAGCCGCTGGGTGTCCGCTTCGTAGTTCTCCCCGGCTCGCGGCCCGCGGGTGAACACCAGCACCAGCGTGTCCTCAATCGCGCGCCAGGCGTGCGGTATCCCGGCGTGCTCGGTGATCAGCTTGCCGGAGTTGCCCTCGGTGCGCTCATGCCGGCCATCGTCCTCCAGGGTGACGAACAGCATTTTCCCGTACACCACGTACACCCACTGCGTAGTGAAATCGTGCCGGTGGTTACCCCGGACAGCCCCGGCCCGGGTGAATATCTCAGTGACCGAATCGACCCGCCGGGTGATCAGGTCCTGGATGACGCCGCGATGATCCTCAAATCTGTCAGCCATAAATCACCTTCGGCTTGGGCAGCGGGACGATGAAGCGGCCCTCATATCCGTCCGCGCGCAGCTTAGGCACCAGGTGGTCCTTCAGGTGCCAGGACAGCAGCAGCGCGTGCGGCGGCTGATCCTCAATCAGCGCCTTCTCATCCACGATGGGGATGGACGTGCCCGGGATGCACGTGCCGATTTTGGCGCTGGAAGCCACCTCGCACACCCTGGACAGGTGCGGCGCGATGCCCATGTAGTGGATAAGCGGCGTCGCGCGGGTGGACGCGCCGATCCCGTACACCGGCCCGGACGCGGCGCTGGCCTCCATCAGCTCGCGCAGCTCATCGCGTGCCCGGCCCGCACGGGCGCCGAACGCCCGGTGCTGGCGCACGGCGCTGATCCGGAAGCTGCCGCCGTGGGCGGGAATCGGCTCGGCACCGCTGATCAGGAACCCGTGCATGGCCAGCAGGTAACCCAGCGAGCTGATCGAGTAGTAACGCAAGTGCTCGTGGTAGATGGTGTCGATCTGGAGCCCGTTGACCACCGACGCCCAGTCGTGGTTCTCGGTGACGAACACTCCGTCATCGGCCAGCAGCGAGGTAACGCCGGACAGGAAGTCATGCGGGTCCGGGACGTGCGCGAGCACGTTGGTGGCCACGATCACCTTGGCCTCGCCGATGTAGCGGGCGATCTTGCGGGCCAGGGCCGCGGTGAAAAACTCCTGCTCGACCGGGATGACCTTGGCCCGGCACGCCTTCGCCTGCCCGGTCGGCTCGACAGCCAGCAGCCGGGCGCCGTGGTTGACGTGCCGGAAGGCGTCCAGGAACGTGCCGTCATTGGCGCCGATGTCCACGATCAGCTCACCGGAACTGACCAGCGGGGTGAGGATGGCAGCCAGCTTCGCAAAATGCTCCCGCAGAAACCGGGTGTTTCCGGTGGCGTACGGGTGGTCGCGAGGAAACATCTGCGCCGGGTCCACAATGTGACTCAGCTGCACCAGGCCGCAGGTGGTGCACTCCAGCAGCGCCAGCGGGTACACGTCGCCGGTCTCCCGCTCGGCCAGCGGCTGCTCCCCCAGGTCCAGGATCAGCTTCAGGTGCTCGCCGCGGCAGATGCCGCAGTAGCGGACCCGGGTGACCTCAACGTCAGCCATGCGAGCGATACCAGGCGACGGTATCCGCCAGGCCGGCCTCAAACCGCCGTTCCTTGCTGCGGTCCCAGCCCATGGCGCGGATCTTGCCCGTGTCCGGCAGCCGCCGCGGCGGGGAGCCTTTCGGCAGCGTGCCCGGGACCACCTTTATCTGCCGCCCGTAGCAGGCCGCCACCGCCCCGGCGACGTCCGCGATCGTGTGCTCGTCCATCGTTCCGACGTGGCAGACGCTGACCGGCTCCTCTGCACTGTCCCACAGCAGCATCAGCTGATCCACGCAGTCATCGACCCAGCAGAACGAGCGGGTCTCCTGACCGGTTCCCTGAATGCCGAACGTCACAACGCCTGAAGGGTCCGGGTACTCGGCCACCAGCCGGTTCATCCGCAGGCAGAACTCGGGGATGACGTGCTCACGGCCCATGTCCGGCCCGTAGATGTTGTGCGGCCGGGCGATGATCACCCGGTCCAGCACGCCGGTACGCTGCCAGGCCAGCGCCATCAGCTCGCACGTGATCTTCCCGCCGCCGTAGCTGTAGCGCGGGTTGAGCACGTCCGGGACCACCAGCGGGACGTTCTCCGGGGTGGGCGTCACCGGGGCGACCTGGTACGCCTCGGAGGAGGAGATCAGCATCAGCTGGCCGCAGCCGGTGGCCTCGCACGCCGCCAGCACCGCGAGCATGCCGCGCACGGCCACGTCGAGCACTTCCCGGGGCTCGGCGTAGAACGTCTGAGTGCCCTGCACGTAGGCGGCGTGGATCACCCGGTCGCAGCCCTGCATGGCATCGGTCACCGCATCCGGGTCGCGGATATCCCCGGTGATGAGCGTGGCGCCCAGGCCGTCGAGCCGGTCAGCCCGCCCCCGGGACATGTTGTCCAGCACCCGGACCTCGTGCCCGGCGTTGGCCAGGGCATCCACCAGATTGGAACCGATGAACCCGGCACCGCCGGTCACCAGATAGCGCATGGCATCGCCGTCGTCTCATGCGAAACGGACCGGCTCCGCCAGCTGCGACGGCCTCAGACTGTGACCCCCAGCGTACGCCCGATCAGGTCACCAGTGCGGAAAGTACGGCAAGGCACAGCCCGGCCGCCACCAGCGTCGCCCAGTGCGTCCGCGGCGAGACACACCAGGCGATAACAGCGGCTATCGCGAACAGGATGACCGCGATGATCAGCAAGGCGCCATGCAGGCCGCTGACATGGAACGTGACGGCCACGGCGTGGTTGTACATCCGGCGCTCCCGGCCCTACTTGGCCAGGTCCTGGTTGCCCTTGGCCAGCTCGGACCCATTGGCCCGCACAACGGCGGTCTCTTTGCCGTTAACCGCCACCTTGGTGACGTCCTGATTGCCGAGCGCCAGCTCTTTGCCGTTGACGGCTACCTTGGCGATGTCACTCACGGGTTATGCCTGCTTCCACGGCCCGGCAGACGAGGCGCCATTCGAAGGCCACTCGCCCGTGATGCTGCCGGTCCGGAAGTCCGCGGCGCCGCCTTGCTGCACCTTCGGCCACGGGTCGGCCTTGGCCACGCCGCCGGCCGCGTCGTAGGCGTGCTGGCTGGTGAGCTGGGTGTCGGCGCTGCCGGAACCGTCGCTGTCGTACGGCTGGTCCGGGCTGGTGGGTGGCGGGGAGGTGATGGGCTTCGGTGCGCTGGGCATGAGATGTGCTCCTTATCAGGTTGCCGCGGACCCATTGGCGCCGCCCCGGATGACGTCCGGGATGGTGGTGGCCCCCCAGGCAGGGCGGGCCGGGTGATAGCTGTCCTGCTTGCTGGCCTGCGGTTTCCCGCTGGTTCCGGACGGCATCGGTGCAGGGATGGTTACGGACGGGTCCGACTGCTGGGCGCTGGGTATCTCCGGGTCAACCGGTGAGGACCCCGGTGCGGTCATCGCTTCGGAGTTGGAGCACATCCGGTTGCCGCCGGACTGGCTGGTTGGCCACATGCTGTTTTTAGCCAGCGGCGACAGGTCTTTCATCAGGGCCGCACATCCCGGCCGCCGCGCAGCACGTGCCCGCCGCCGCCCGGCTGGAAGGCGCTGTTGCCCGCCTCCGGCTCGGACATGCCCGGCAGCTTCGGCCCGCTGCTGGCGTAGCCGATGTCGTTGGCCTGGGTGGAGTCCCGCGGGCCGGACAGGTCATCCTGCACGGTCTCGCTCTGGTAAGTGCCGGAGCTGTAGGACCCGGGCTGGGTGTAGGAGATGGAGGTGCCGCCGCCCACGGTGTTGGGAGTGGTCGCCCCACCCGGCGCGCCGGACTGCACGATGTCGGATTCTGGCAGGCCGGTGAAACCGTCATCGGTCTGGCCCGGCTCATTGGTCGGGTCAGCGCCCGAGCCGTCGACCGCGCCCTGGGTGCCGGGCGCTCCGGTGCCCATCGGCAGGGTACCGCCGAACAGCGCGTCGCCCCAGCCGCCCGGCGGGTACTGGCCCGGCATGTTGGTGGTGTCGCTGCCCTTGGGCCGCTGCCCGGAAAACGCATTGCTGGGATCGGTCCCGGAGACGTTGCCGCCCCCGGCGTTGTCGTCCGGCTTCTGGGTGGGCGTGATAGCCATCGCGGGCTCCTCATGATTGGAGCCCGGCTCCCCAGGAGGCCGCGGGCGGGTATGTACCTGCTCTTATCGTACGCGGGTCAAAGCCGCCCGCCATAAGCCTGCATCAGCTGCTGCTTGGTCACGTCCGCGACAGCCGACAGGTCCGCTCCCTGGCTGACCGCGTAATCGACCCAGGCTTGCTTCGGGTCAGCCGGCTTCGGCTGCTCCATCTCCTGCCCCGCCGCGGCAGCCGGTTCCGCCGCGCTGGCCGTCCCGGGCTCCGCGGGAACGGGCCCGGCCGCGGTCTGCGGCGGCGCGGATACCGGAGCCTGCACGGGCGGCGCGGCAGGCGGCGGCGCGGAGACGGGCTGGGGCACCGGCACCTGTACCGCCATCCGGCCGCGGATCAGGTCCTCGCCCTCAGCATCCGGCAGCTCCAGCAGGTACCCCGCGTTCGGCCACGGCCGGCCATCCGCGCGCCCGCCGGAGATTGAGATCACCATAGCGACCCACATCAGTTCGCCCTTCCTGGCAGCGTTGATTCCGCTGAGCACTGGATGCACTGGAAATTGCCCCGGTCGGCGCTGTCGGAGATGACCAGCGTGCCGGGGATGCCGACATGCCCGCAGGGCAGCCGCTGCGCCAGTATCCCGGTATCTACGCAGCGCAGGCAGATGTGCTGGCCGTCCGGCAGCACGGTGGCGCGGCCCCCAGCGGACCCGTTGCAGGCCCCGCACCGAATGCGCTCTTTAACGGCGGGCAGCCGTTTGCGGTTACTCACGCGCCCTGCCCGCGCGGCTGGGTTCCCGTGCCGCACCCTCCTGCCGCACGGGAACCTCTTCCAGCCACGCGAACTCCTGACTGTGCACGCCGGTACCGGGCTTGCCGGCGATCTCCGCCAGCGGGCGCCCAATCCCGATCAGCAGCGCATTGCAGAACTGGCAGCGCCAGATCGCGATCCGTACCGCTGCCGTGCCGTCCGCCACGGCGGCGTCGGCCACCATGAAGGACCGCTTATCCCGCGGCGCACAGTGCGGGCCGGCCATGACCGGGCACGCTTCCGCCTCACGGAACGGCTGTGCGCCGCCCGTCATCAGGAACGCCTCCGGTGGCATGGCCTCTCCCTCGGTTACTCGCTGTATTACGTCGATGCCCCAGCGTAGTACTTGATCGCTCCGGTCTGGTCGACCAGGGTGCCGTCACCACGCAGGATCGCGCGGAACGTCACCAGGTCGCTGCCGAACGCGAAGTCGTCGGACCGCTCGAACCGGACCCCGCCGACCAGGCGCACGAAGAACTGGCTGAAGTCCCCGAAGCAGATCGCCTTGGCCGAGGTGGCCATAGCGGGCATGAACGGGTCCGCGACCAGCGGCTTGCCGAGCAGCAGGTCCGGAGATCCCAGAACCGCACTCGGCTCCCAGATCGGGCGCCCCACGGTGTCCGTAATCTTCCGGAACCCCCCGATGGTCTTGTCCGCTGCCAGCCAGTAACAGCTTCGTGACTGACGGTAGGGCGCTATCACGGAGTATTCCATGTCGACCAGGTTGGCGTAGCTCGGCGCACCGGACACGCCAGTCGTGGCACCGGTCACGCCGAGGGTAGCCAGGTTGATCAGGCCGTTGGGCCCACCAGAGCCGGTGCCGTTGACCAGGGCGTTCCCGAAGTTGTTCCCGAGCGCGCGACCCGCCTGCATGGCCAGGTAGCCGAGCAGGTCGACCGCAGTGTCATCGATCAGCTCCCGGGCCACCTGGAGCAGGACGCCGTACTTGTACGCGCTCAAAGAAATCATGCTGAACGCCGGGTCAGACGTCGGCAGCGTTGCGTTCTGCGCTGCGGTCAGGGACGGTGACGGAGGGTTACCCGGAGAGGAGTGCGCAGTGGTCTTCGGGACCTGAAGCGTCTCGCCGCCGCCCGTGTTAAGGACAGTGGGGCCGCACTGCATGATGCCCGAAACTTCGATGAGGTGCGCGATCAGCATGTCATAGAAGTCGGTCGGGATGACGGAGCTGGCGTTGGTGCTGCTGCTCGCGCCGGCGGTGGTCAGGATGCGGTAGTTGATCGGCCCGGGAGCGCCGTGCCGGATCTCCAGCGCCCGGGACGCCCCCTCGTCACCGCGGGCCCACTTGCGCACCTCTGCCAGCGTGTCGCGCTGGGCCGGGGTGCCCTCGGGGCCTTCCTTCTTGCGGCCGGACAGGGCGTCGTAGGCGTCATCCGCCTGCTTGGCCCGGCCCTCGGTGTCCAGGACCGCCTTGATCCGGGTGTCGAGGGTGGTCATCTCCTCGTTGTAGGCGTCCCACTTGCCCTGCTCCTCCGGCGTGAAGGCGCGGTTCTCGTTGGCCGCGTCCTCAGCGATTTTCTTCGCGTCGTTCCAGACGTTCATACGACGGTCGCGGAGCCGCTTGGCGACTTCTGATGCCATTTTTATTTCCCTTCTGTGAATGGCATCTGCACCGGCTCCGTCCGTACGCTTACGCAGCTACGGCCACGGCAGATATTTACTTGTGTGAACTGACCGGCTGGTCAGCCCTCGTCTTTGTAGGGATCGTCCTGGTTGTTCATGAGGTCCAGCAGCGCGTTGGCGCCGGTCATGACGGGCTTCGGCGGGGCCGGCTTGGTCTGCGGCTTCGGCCGCCCGCCATCGCGGCTGGTGACCTTGAAGAACTCCATCGCGCGGCCCTCGTCCAGCCGGCAGCGGACCTCCTCCACATCGCCCTGCACCCAGCCGGCCAGCGACACGACCGCGCCGTCGATCGCACGCGCCCCCGCGGTGGCGTCCGGGTAGGCGGGATCAAGCACGGGCGCGACGTCCACCAGTTCCACGCTGTGCAGGGTGCGCATCGGGTAGTTGAACTCGGACACGCCCCACTCGTCGCCGCCGGGCAGCACCCGGAACGCGAAGCTGGAGTGCCGGATGTCGCCGCGCTGCACGTATTCGAGCACGTCAGAGCGGGCGTTGGGCGGCTCTACCTCATACGACAGCCCGGTCTCATCAATCGCCAGCTGTAGCGTGCGGGCGTAGGTGGTGCCCAGCAGGCCGTCGTCGCGATGGTTGTACCGGCACACCACGTTCGGCCAGCCCTCAGTGCGGCTCTCGTTGAAGCTGGTCTCCCCGACCTGCTCCACGAAACCGCCGAGCCGCCGGGACAGCTTGCCGAAGCACGCGGCGTACCCGAAGATGTGCTTCGCGGTACTGCCGTTGGGCGCCGAGCGGATCTCCGGCGGGAACCGGGTGAACCGCCGCTCGGGGAAACCATCGAGCGTGACCTCGCCGAACATAGCCCGCTCCGCGCCGGAGACCTTGACGCCGTATTTGCGCGCGGCAGCCAGAATCTTCGGCATGGCCGGCTTGCCGAACGGCGACTGCGGTGCGCGAGCCAGCGCGTTGCGGACATGCGCCGCGTCATGAATCGGGAAATGCCGCTTGGACCGCGGAACGGTCTTTCCGCTCGCGTCCTTTGATCCGCCGGCCTCGATGTGGGCAAACGCAGAATCCGGCAGGTCGCTTTCGGCCTGACCTGTGAGAGGTGCCATTACATGACTTCCTTTGCTCGCGGCATCAATGACCCCTGCCGTTTCCGTGACCGTTCATTGCAGGCCGGCTGGCGGGCTCCGGCGGAATCCACGCACCGACGTACTCCGGCTCCCGGCCACCGCCGTCGTGACCGCCGTTACGGGCGCGCAGCGCCTGCCAGGCGGCCAGGAACGAGCGCTCGATTGGGTCGTTCACCGCGGCGCGCTGAGAGTCCAGAATGCTGCCGTACAGCGCTTCGGGAGATTCGGCGGGTGGCGGGTCGCCCGGTCCGGATGACGCAGCCAGGCCCTCGGGCTGGAGTTTCTTCAGCCGGTCCGCGGCCAGGTCCATCTCCAGCGTCAGGCTGGGCATCATCGAGTTGGGGATGCCGCGCACCGACCGGGACATGGCCACCAGGACTTCCAGCGGGATAGCCTCGGCGCCCACGCCGTCCGGCAGCGGCTCCAGGTCTTCCAGGTCACGCAGCTCGTCAATGGTGCGCAGGCCCATGTTCCGCTGAACGTTGTAGATGCTGGTCCGGGTCTGGAGGTCGGTCTTCAGCAGCGCGTCGGAGTTGAACCGCAGGTACCGCTGGGAGGGCAGCAGCGGGAAGAACGCCGTCTCCAGCCGGACCAGCCACGGGCGCAGCGCCTCGATCACCTGGAGGGTGGACTGCTCGACCGTGGAATACGTGAGACTGTCGCCCTTGGTGCCGCCCACCCGGTCCGGCGGCAGCCCGAACACCGCGGCGATCTGGGTGGCGTTCATCTGCATGGCCTGGATGAACTGCGCCTCGGACGGCGGTACGACGACGGGCTTATAGTCCCAGTCACGCCCATAAACGAGGGGTTCGCGGCGGCGCATCGAGTCGACCAGCTGCTGCCGGATCTGCGCGGACTGGTCGGCGTCGATCTCGATCTCGTTGTTCTGGAACGTGCCGGGCGGAAAGCCGCCGCTCTTGTACCAGTCAGTGCCGTAGCGCTGGGCTTCCAGGCCGGACAGTGTGGTCAGCGCGAACGCGCGCAGCGGGGAGATGCCCTCGGTCTTGCCGGCGATGGAGAACGCCTTGATGTGGAACAGCTCATCGCGCCGCATCAGCCGGCCGTAGACGTAGATCCGGGTCCGCAGCGGGTTCCACGGCTGCTGCTCGTCGTCCTGGACGTTGACGTCCTGCGGCGGAATCCACTCGATGCCGGTGGGGAACCCGTAGCCGTCGCGGCCGGTGATGAAGCCCCAGGCGTTGCCCTGGAGGACCAGCGACGTCATGCAGGTGAACAGCCAGTCGTACAGGGTGCCGGACACCGATGGGGCGTCGAAGATGGAAGGGCCGTCCCAGCGGGCCGCGCGGCCATTACTGCCGGCCCGGGTATAAATCTTGATCGGCAGGGAGGCGAGGGATTCAGCCAGCAGCCGGGCACAGGCGAACAGCGCCGGAAGGCCCAGCGCCTCTTCTACGCCGTAGAAGGCCCGGGTTGGGTGGATCGGGCCGCCCTGGCTGAACTTGAAGAACGGAGAGTCCCAAGGGCGCCACGGAACGCCACCAATGACACGGGACTCAGAGCGCCTAGCCTGGATACGCTCGATGAGCCCCACGGGCGGGTGGTCCCTTTGCTAGCAGGAGAACCCGGCTCCGCAAAGGGCCACAGGCAAAACGATACGATCACAGGCTACGCCCTATTTGCTCAAGGCGCGCTACCTGCGGTAACGGATCGCGAATTCTCCGGTGCAGCCGGCAGGGCCCAGCCCGCCGGCACTGACCCGGAGACAGTAGCTAATCTACGGCCAGCTACGTGGCCAATCGCACATTACCGGCCCGGCGGCGCCTCCGCGGGAGGCTGCCCGGCACCGCGCGGTGGCAGGCCCGCACCGGCCTGAAAGCCGACAATGACCGCGCCGTAGAGCAGGCCCGCCAGCCACGCCAGCGCGAAGAATGCCGCGGCTACGCTCACGCAGACTTTGGCCAGCGTCCAGCCGATCGCGGTGCCGATCGCGGCGAGCACGGTGGCGACGGCGTAGAACGGGCGCGCGGCGGTGATCCGCCTGGACTGCTCCCGGGCAGTAACGGGCGCGTGCTCAGCGGAAGTGGTCATGGG